CCACATGGCCATGGAGACCCTGATGAAGGGATTGGCGGGGAAGCCCCATCTGGACACGGTGGTGGCGGCTCGGAACGTGACCGAGGGGCTGATGGTTGTGCTGGGTGGCGCGGACGTGGACGGCACGCTGGTGCGGTCTGGGGCGGCTTTGATGGACGTCTGCGACCGGGCAAACGCTGGCAAGGGCACGACGTTGCGGGCTGCCGAGATGCAGGCCTTGCGTGACCTGATGTCCTTACACGACGAGCTGCTGGACGTGGTGACGGTGGGCCAGATGGAGAGGGCCATCGCCTACATCAAGAAAGAAATTCGGGCCGGACGGGCCGAGCAACTGAAGGGGATCAAATGAAGTACGTGATCATCGGACTGGCGCTGGCCGCGTCCCTCTACATCATGACCGGCTACGCCTTTACCAAGGGCTACGAGCAGGGCTACGGGGATGGGCGTGAGCGGGCCTTGATGAGCGGGGCTGAACTCTACAAGCAATGCACCGCGTGGTGGTTTGATGGCAGTGAGCCACGGGCCATCAAAGAGATCAACAAATACTGTGAACGGAGAATCAAATGAGCAGCGTACACGCAGTGACACAAGACTTGGTGTTCACCTTGAAGGTGGCGTCGTTCTACCCGATACCAACCGAGGAGTTGATGAAAGAGTTCAGTGATTGGGTATCTGCAAAGGGAAAAGAACACAACTTCGTCATATCAAGCGTGTCGGTTTTAGTCCAAAGCAAGGAGCAGAAATGAACAACACAAACACAGGTGGGCCAGCTTTCCCGTGCCCACGGTATATCAAAGGAATCGGGCCAGACGGAATGACCCTGCGCGATTACTTCGCGGCCAAGGTGGTGCCGACATACCTTGCCGACCCAGCTTTTTCAAATGTTACACAAGGAACAATTGCTCGGTTGGCATACGACATGGCCGACTCCATGCTTGAGGCGAGGGAAGCATGACCTCAAGAGAACAATTCGAGCAGGAGCATTTCGGCATCAGCCCCGGCAAGGTGGGCCAGCGGTACCACGCCGCTATGGCATGGGGTCCAAGCGCATGGCGAAAGACCGTGAAGTACTGGGCCGCGCTGTGGCTGGGCATCGTGCTCGGTGCCATCGGTGGCGGTGTGTTGGCTGTTGTAGTGGGGGTGGTGCGATGAACGAACAGCAACGCGCCGAGCTTGAGCGCATCAGAGATGTCTTGTACCCTGCGACCGGGCTTGAGGACTATGACGAGGAGATTATTGGGCGCGTCCTCAAAGACATCAAGGCACTGTTGGCACAATCTGTCCCTGTGAAGTGTTGGTGTCACAAGTGCAACGAGCACAACACCGTCAATGGCCTTCCATTTTCCATGACGCAAATGATCTTGTGCCCCGAGTGCGGCAATAAGCGATGCCCAAAGGCCAGCGATCACCAACTGGACTGCACTGGCAGCAATGAAGCAGGACAGCATGGCAGCGTTTACACCGCACCCCAACCCGTCCCTGTGCAGGAGCCTGTGGCTGTCGTGTCTGGTTACTACGGTGGGCAATGCGTTGTGTTGCCAACAAACCCGGCAAGACTGTTTAACTCCGGCACAGCCTTTTACACCGCACCACAACCCGTCCCTGTGAAGACTTACCACGATGGTAAGCCGTGGCCTGTTGCGCCAAAGCCTTGGGTGGGGTTGAGCCGAGACGAGGTTTTGGATATTGAAGAAACCACAACGCACCCACTTGCGTTTTACCAAGCCATCGAAGCCAAACTCAAGGAGAAGAACACATGAACGAAGCAATCCAAATCATGTTGCTGCTGGCCTTTGGCGCGGCGTTTGGCTTGATCGTGGGCTGGGTGTTGTGGGGAGAGAAACGATGAACTGGGAAAAAATGCAAGAGATCATCCTTTACGTGATCATCGCAACCGCGCTGGTAGGCATCGCGTTTATGTTCACCATGATTTGGATGGCCGCATGAAGACCCTCGCTGTTTTTCTGCTGGTGCTGTCGGCGTTTATGCTGGGCCAGTACCTTGACCAAGATTTGATTCAACAAAAGACGGAGGCCAAGTAATGGCGATTCACACGGACGAGGTGATCCGAAACCACCTACGAGAGCACCAAGGGCAGACCGTGACGCAGATCGCGTCGGCACTGAGCCTTGGACCGTCTCGGGTGCGTGCGGTTTTGAAGAGCATGGTGGACGTGTACGTGAGCGGCTACACGCCCAACACCGATGGGGTGTCTGGAAGGGCGGTCCCGAGCGTCGCGGTGTATTGCGTGGCCGAGATTCCGAAGGACTGCCCAGCACCATGATCAAGACTATCTTTGCGGACTTCATCCACATCTTCCAGCCACCGACGTCTGAGGAGATGGTGAAAGAGGAGCTGGAGCAGGCACGGCGCGAGCTGCTCAAGGCGCACAGCGCCGAGGAGTACGCTCGGTCCATGGCGCAATATCACCAAGAGCGGATCACCCGGTTGACCAACATCATTGAATATGGAGAACACGATGAACGAACGAGAACTCGACCTGCTGGTCGCAGACCTGCAGCATGAAAACAAGCAAATCAGAAACCAGCGTGACGCGGCCATTGAAGAAGCCCTGCGTCTCAGGCACACACTTGAGCACATCTACGCCAAGTGCATTCTGGCCGTTCAAGAGGGTGGACCCAGCCGTATTGGAGGCGCTCCACCGAGCCACACTGACAAGTCGTCGTACTGAGCAACTCAACCAACTTGGCGAGGCATTGATATGACGCAGGTAAAACGCAACGTCTTTGAGGAGTGGGTCGAGAGATACCAGAACAACCCGGTGGCCTTCGTTGACGAGGTGCTGGGTGTGACCCCGGACAAGTGGCAGATCAAGTTCTTGATGGCCATCGCCAAGGGCAACCGGCGCGTGAGCGTCAGGTCCGGCCACGGGGTGGGCAAGTCCACCGCCAGTGCGTGGGCGATGCTTTGGTACTTTATGACCCGCTCGCCGGTCAAGGTGGTGGTGACCGCACCGACCAGCTCGCAACTGTTTGACGCCATGTTCGCGGAGCTGAAGCGGTGGGTGCTGCAGATGCCGCAGCCGCTGCAGGACTTGGTGACGGTCAAGCAGGACCGCATTGTGTTCAACGCCGCACCGGACGAGATGTTCATCTCGGCGCGTACATCACGGGCCGAGCAGCCAGAAGCCCTGCAGGGTATCCACTCGGACAACGTGATGCTGGTGGCCGACGAGGCGTCCGGCGTGCCCGAGCAGGTGTTTGAGGCTGCGGCTGGATCGATGTCCGGCCACAACGCGGTGACCCTGCTGCTGGGCAACCCGACGCGATCCAGCGGGTTCTTCTACGACACGCACAACAGGTTGTCCAGCGACTGGGTGACGTTCCGGGTGTCGTGCGTGGACTCACCAAGGGTTTCTACCGAGTACGTCGAGGAGATGAAGAGCCGGTACGGAGAGGAGAGCAACGCGTACCGCATCCGTGTGCTGGGTGAGTTTCCACGGTCCGACGACGACACCATCATTTCCATGGAGCTGATTGAGGCGGCAAAGAACCGCGACGTGGCCCCGACCAAGTACGCGCCCATGATCTGGGGGCTGGACGTGGCACGGTTCGGCTCGGACAGCTCCAGCCTGACCAAGCGACGGGGCAACACGGTGACCGAGGCCAGCCGGGTGTGGCGCAACTTGGACCTGATGCAACTGACCGGGGCGGTGGTGGCCGAGTACGAGGCGCAGCAGGAGCAGGAGAAGCCAGAGTCGATCATGGTGGACAGCATCGGGCTGGGCGCAGGCGTGGTGGACCGGCTGAAGGAGCTGGGCCTGCCTGCGGTGGGCATCAACGTGAGCGAAAGCCCAAGTTTTTCCCCAAACCAAACTTACGCCAACCTGAAGGCCGAGCTTTGGTACAAGTGCAAGGCGTGGTTTGAGAAAAGGGATTGCCGCATCCCCGACGACAGCCGCCTGACGGCAGAGCTGGCCACCGTGCGGTACACGTTCTCCAGCACGGGCAAGACCCGCGTGGAGTCCAAGGAGGACATCAAGAAGCGCGGCCTGAAGTCACCCGACTGCGCCGATTCTTTGATCCTGACGTTTGCCGGTGACGCGGCCACGGGCATGTACGGCTCCACTGGTGGCTCCAAGAACTGGGCCAAGCCCCTGCGAAGGAATGTGCCACGGCTGGCGTAAAGGTGCGAAAATCACGCGCATGAACCTCACCAAATCCGCAAAAAAGATTGCCTCCGTGATGCGCGAGCACAAGGCTGGCAAGCTCAAATCAAGTTCGGGGCAAAAGGTCAAAAGCCGAGATCAGGCTGTTGCCATTGCTCTTAGTGAGGCCGAACGCGCCAAAAAGGGCAAGAAATGAAAAAGTACGACACGGACGAGAACTACCAAGACGATGGCATGAAGCTGGCCGAGGACGCCCAGCGCGAGGTGGCCGAGCTGGAGGAGGACGAGACCGGTGAGTCGTCTGCCCTGTTCATGGACGAGCACGACTTCCAGTCGGTGGTCTCTGCCGAGATTGAGGACGCCGTCACCTACATCGACACCGACCTCAGTCCGTCCCGCGCTCAGGCCACGGCCTACTACCGTGGCGACCCGTTCGGCAACGAGGAGGAGGGCAACAGCCGCGTGGTGGCCACCGAGGTGCGCGACACGGTCAACGCCATGCTGCCCAGCATCATGCGGGTGTTCTTCAGCTCCGAGCGCGTGGTCGAGTTCATGCCCCGTGGACCCGAAGACGTCAAGTCGTCGGAGCAGGCGAGCGACTACGCCAACTACGTCCTGAACCAAGACAACCCCGGCTTTATGGTGATGTACGGCACCTTCAAGGACAGCTTGGTTCGCAAGTGCGGCATTGTGAAGACGTGGTGGGCCAAGAACACCACCGTGCGAACCGAGAAGTACACCGGTCTGGACGAGGGCACCGTGATGCTGATCCAGCAGGAGCCGGGTGCCGTGGTGACCGTGATCACCCAGTACGACGACCCGGACGTGCTTGAGCCTCAGTTGACCATTGACCCCATGACCGGCCAGCCGATGATGGTGCCGGTCCCTCAGTTGTTTGACGTCGAGGTCAAGCGCACGATTGCGGAGGGCAAGATTTGCATTGAGGGCGTGCCCCCAGAAGAGTTCTTGATTGACCGCAACGCACGCGACTTGGACTCCGCTGCGTTTGTTGGCCACCGCAAGATGGCCACCGTGGCCGAGCTGCTGGAGATGGGCTACGACGAAGACCTGATCATGGAGAACATCTCCACGACGGACTTTGAGTACAACGACGAGTACCTGCGCCGCCGTCCAACGACCACCACCATGGGGTCGATCAACGAGTCGCACAACCCGGCCATGCAGCGTGCGCTGTACGTCGAGGGCTACATGCGCGTGGACTACGACGGCGACGGCATCCCTGAGCTGCGCAAGGTGTGCTGCTTGGGCGAGGGCTACACCATCGTGAACAACGAGCCAGCCGACCTGATTGGCTTTGCCGACTTCCCGTGCGATCCCGAACCACACACAAGTCCGCTTGAGGCCAACAGCGTCTTTGACTTCACCAAGGACTTGCAGGAGATCAAGAGCGACATCCTGCGCAACACCTTGGACAGCTTGGCGCAATCGATCCACCCGCGCACTGCGGTGGTCGAGGGCCAAGTCAACATGGACGACGTTTTGAACAACGAGACGGGTGCCATCATCCGCATGCGAGCACCCGGCATGGTGATGCCGCTGGCCCAGCCGTTTGTCGGACAGGCCGCGTTCCCGATGCTGGAGTACATGGACAGCATCAAGGAGGAGCGCACCGGCATGAGCCGTGCGTCGATGGGCCTGAACGCTGACGCCTTGCAGTCCAGCACCAAGGCCGCTGTGAGCGCCACGGTGAGCGCCAGCCAGATGCGTATTGAGCTGACCACGCGCCTGCTGGCCGAGGGCATGAAGAAGCTGTTCAAGCTGATCCTGCAGTTGTCGGTGAAGCACCAAGACAAGCCCCGCATGGTTCGCTTGCGCAACGACTGGGTGCAGGTTGACCCACGCTCGTGGGACGCCACCATGGACGTGGCCATCAACGTGGGCATGGGCACCGGCGACACCGAGCAGAAGATGCAGATGCTGGCCATGATCTCTGGCAAGCAAGAGCAGGCACTGATGCAGATGGGTCCAATGAACCCGCTGGTGTCGCCTGCACAGTACGCCAACACGCTGCGCAAGATGGTCGAGCTTGCCGGGTTCAAGGACGCCAGCCAGTTCTTCAATGCGATCCCAGCAGACTACCAGCCACCACAGGCAACAGAGCCACCTAAGCCAAGCCCAGAAGAGATGCTGGCACAGGTGCAAGTCCAGTCGATCCAAGCCGACATCCAGAAGAAGGCCGCCGAGCTGCAGCTTGAGCAGCAGAAGATGCAGATGGCCGACGACCGCGAGCGCGACAAGATGGACATCGACAAGTTCATCAAGCTGCGCGAGCTTGAGCTGAAGTACGGCGCGGTGATCAACGAGCAGCAGCTCAACGTGCAAGTCGAGCGTGACCGCATGGCCATGCAGACAATGAATCAGGGTGTGGTCTGATGGCCAACCTGCACGACACGCTGGAGCTGGGACGCGAATCAGAGGAGCTGATGAGTCCCGGCTCGACGCTCAACGAAGCGTTAAAGGAACTGCAAGAGCGTTACACAAACGAGTGGAAAGATAGTAAAGTTGATGAAGTCGAAAAGCGCGAGAAGGCCTACATGGCCATCACCGCAATTGAAGACATCAAGACCCAGTTGCAGACCTACATCGACCGCGCAACGTATGCGCAGCGGCAGGTCCAGCGGGGATGAGTTTGAAGTAACATAGGAATCAAAGACATGAGCGACACCACGGGTCAAACCAGTTCGCAGTCCATGACCGCAGCGCAAGCTGCATCAGCCTTTGAAGCGATGCTGCCCTCGGAAGAGGGAGAACAGCAAGAGCAAGAAGAGGCGCTGGAGGATGAGCAATCATCCGAATCCGTCGAGGCAGACGAGTCTGAAGAGGAGAACGCGTCAGACGAAGATGCCGAAGGCGAAGAGTCCGATGGGGATGAAGAAACCGAGCAGCAAGAACAGCCATCAAAATTCACCGTTAAAGTTGACGGCAAAGAAGTTGAGGTGACGCTGGAAGAGCTGCAAAAGGGCTACAGCCGCACAGAAGACTACACGCGCAAGACACAGGCACTTGCCCAAGAGCGCAAAGCAGCTCAGGCAGAACTGGAGTCGGTGCGTACCGAGCGAGCACAGTATTCTCAATTGTTGACGGCCCTGCAAGCCCAACTGCAAGACGCGCAGCAGCCCAACGTCGATATGGACCGTCTTTATAACGAAGACCCCATCGAGTGGGTGAGGCAGCGCGAGATGCAGCGAGTGAACGCTGAAAAGATGATGGCTATCCAGTCAGAGCAGCAGCGTTTGCAACAGGAGCATCAGAGGGAATCGCACAAGGCGATGCAAGAACGACTCCATCAGGAGAAGGACTTGTTGTTGTCTGCGGCCCCTGAGCTGAAAGACCCCAAGGTGGCGGCGAAAGCCAAGGCCGACTGGGTCAATGCAGGCAAGGCCATCGGATTGACTGAGCAGGAGATGAACAGCATCACTGATCACCGCATGTTGTTGGCGCTGCGCAAGCTCGCGACCTACGACTCGTTGATGAGTAAGCGCCAGAGCATCAAGCCGCAGCAGTCGGTCGGCAAGGTCGCCAAGCCCGGTGTGGCAGCGACTGGTAAACCACAATCGAGTCAAATTAAGCAAGCTCAACAGCGTCTCAAGGCAACGGGGAGCGTCCGCGATGCGGCGAACCTCTTTGAAAAATTCTTGTAACTTGTTAAGGAGCCATCATGGCAGCAATCACCAACACCTATACCCGCTTCGACGCCAAAGGCGTGCGGGAAGAACTTTCGAATGTCATCTACCAGATTTCACCGGAAGAAACGCCCTTCATGAGCAACGTCGGCAAAGAGAACGTCAAGAACACTTTCTACGAGTGGCAGACTGACGACTTGGCCTCCGCAGTTTCGACCAACGCGCAGATCGAAGGCGACGACATCACCTCGTTCACCGCAGCCACCGCCACCGTGCGTTTGGGCAACTACACCCAGATTAGCCGCAAGGACGTGGTCATCTCCGGCACCTTGGAGTCCGTTGACAAGGCTGGTCGCCGCAGCGAACTGTCTTACCAGATGGCCAAGCGCGGTGCCGAACTGAAGCGTGACATGGAAACGGCCATGTTGGCCAACCAAGCAGCCACTGCTGGTAGCACTTCCGCTGCCCGTAAGACTGGTGCTTTGCAGGCCTTCTTGAAGACCAACACCAACGAAGGCACTGGCGGTGGCGATCCTTCGTACACCTCCATCCCTGACGCAGCTCGTACCGATGCGACCACCACCAACTTGCGCGCTTTCAGCGAGACTTTGCTGAAGGACGTGATCCAGAAGGTGTGGACGCAAGGTGGCAAGCCCTCCGTCGTGATGGCCGGTCCTGTCAACAAGCAGAACCTGTCCAAGATGGCTGGTATCGCCCAACAGCGTTACAACGCTCAAGGTGCAAAGCCCTCCACCATCATCGGTGCTGCTGACGTGTATGTGAGCGACTTCGGCAACGTGACCATCGTCCCCAACCGCTTCCAGCGTGAGCGTGACGTGTTCGTTTTGGACACCGAGTACGCCTCGGTTGCCTACCTGCGCCCATTCCAGACCGTGGAATTGGCAAAGACCGGCGACGCCGAGAAGCGCATGCTCTTGGTTGAGTGGGGCTTGAAGGTCATGAACGAAAAGGCCCACGGCGCGGTCTATGACTTGGACAGCGTCATCCAGTAATGGAATGAAGGGGGGCTAATCACCCCCCTTTTTTATATGCACTCAAAATTATTCGATTCCGATCCATTGACGGGTGCCAAGAGGATATGGCATTACGACGGCGACAAAGACGAAGCAGTCATTGAGACAGTCGTTGACGTGAGTGGAGTCATTGAGCAAAACAAGGCCGCATTCAACCAAGTGGATGAAAATGCAAGTTGGAAGGGTGACATGCACCATGTCGCACAAATCCCGATGGCTGTGCTCTACGACCTCAAAGCAAAAGGTATCGCTGATGACCCGGCACGCATGAAGGCTTGGCTCAACGACCCAGAAAACAGATTTTTCAGAACTCGACCCGGACGCGTTTAATGTCAAACATCATTGGAATTCTTGTACCCACCCGCGACTTCGTCAATTCAGGCTTTGCCTTTGACCTCGCAAGGCTGGTGGGCTACACCATCGGCACCACAGAAAACCGCGTGGTGATCTACACCAGCTCGGGCACCCTACTCTCCTCTCAGCGCCAAGACTTGGCGCGAGATGCGATTGAGGCTGGCTGCACCCACACCCTGTGGCTCGACAGTGACATGAGGTTCCCCAAGGACGCGCTGATCCGATTGCTGGACCGTGACGAGCCAATCGTCTGCGCGAACTACGCCAAGCGTCGGTTCCCGACTGAGCCGATTGCCGTGCGCAAGAACACTGGGAACGAGGACGCCAAAGAAGTGCTGCGCGTTTATACTGAGCAAGACTCGACCGGCTTGGTCGAGGTGGACTACTGCGGCATGGGCGTGATGCTCGTGAAGGCAGAGGTCTACAAGAAGATGGAGTTCCCGTGGTTTGCCATCCCTTGGGTGCCAGCCGCTGAGGACTACATCGGTGAGGACGTCTGGTTTTGCCGCCGCGCTTCCGAGAATGGCTTCAAGACGATGATTGACCAAGACCTGTCCAAAGAGGTCCACCACATTGGCACGTTTGAGTACAAGCACGAGCACACACTGATTGGCAGGGAATGAAATGAACTACGCACAGCTCAAGACCAACATCGCTGACTTTCTGAACCGAACAGACTTGACGGCGGTGATCCCGACGTTTATTGAGCTTGCAGAGTCCCAGATGGAGCGGCCACTGCGCGTGCGTCAGATGATTGCACGGGCCACGGCATCGGTTGATACGCAGTACAGCGCGGTGCCTGCCGACTTCTTGGAGGCCAAGACCTTTAAGATCACCAGCTCCAACCCCATCCAGCCCATTGAGTTTTTGACGCCTGAGCAGATGGACGACCGTGACCAGCTCTACGCCAACGCACCGGGCATGCCCAAATACTTCACCATCATTGGTGGCCAGATTCGCGTATCACCCACGCCTGATGCGACCTACACGGCAGAGCTGATGTACATCGCCAAGCTGCCCAAGCTGTCGGACAGCGTGACCACCAACTGGCTGCTGGCGTCGTCCCCTGACGCGTATTTGTACGGATCGCTGATGCAGGCAGCACCGTATTTGAAGGACGACGAGCGTGTCGCGGTGTGGGGAACTCTTTACAATACGGCCATTGAATCAATCAAATTCGCAGACCAAAACGCAAGCGCAAGCGGTCTGATCCGGGCGCGAGTCAAACCATTTGGAGCACGCTGATGTCTTCTTTTACCGATTACACCGAAAACCTTGTTTTGACTTGGTTATTTACTGGCAGTTCTGCCACCCGTCCCACCGCTTGGTACGTGGGCCTGTTTACCGCAGCTCCAAGTGACTCCGGTGGCGGCACCGAGGTTTCTGGCAGCGGCTACGCTCGCGTGGTCACC